ACAGCCAGAGCCTGGCTGATACAGCGCAGGCTGCAAGGCGTTTGCAGGTGGCGGGGATTGATCCGCTCAATGGTTCTCTGCAAAGCCTGATCGATGCCAATGCCAAATACGGCAGCGGTGCCCAGACACTGGACACGGTGATTACCCAGCTTGGCCAGGCCTGGCAGGGTGGCAGGCTTCAGCTTGAAGAACTGAATAGCATCACGGATTCCGGCATCCCGATCATGGAGGCCCTTGGCACGGTAACAGGCCGAACTGGTGCCGAGATCCGGCAGATGGCGTCGGATGGTGAGCTTGGCAAAGATGTGATGACCCAGCTGATCGATGAATTGGGGCGCATGTCGGAAGGGGCTGGGGCTGAGCGAGCTAAGAATTTCACAGGGATTCTTGAGTCCCTGAGGAAAGAGTTCACCGATTTCTTTGCCTTGGCAGCTAAATCCGGTGCCCTTGATTCGCTGAAACAGCGCATGAGTGAGCTGCTGATCACTCTGCGGGATATGCAGAAAGACGGCAGCATTAAAAAATGGGCTCAAGATGTCTCGGATTCGTTCTCCTCTGCGCTGACTACTGTTGAAGGTTTCGCTTCTGGGTTCGCGATCGCATGGAATGGAATCACTGCAGCTTTCGGATTAGCCGTAGCAACGCTATCTGGCCAGCTTGGTGTGATGACATCCGGAATGGCAAAAGCTCTTGATGCTATTGGTGCTGATAAATGGGCTGCGGAGATGGAGGCCGTAGGGAAGACGTTTACCGAAACATCTGAGAAGTGGCTACGTTCAATTGAAGAGGACGGTGACGACATCATTCGTCACTTTAACAGGATCACGAAGGCTTCAGTTGATTCTGCTAAGAAGTCATCTGCTGCTCAGCAGGAAGCAAGTAAGAAAACTAGTGAATCGGTTGAAAAAGACTACGACGCCATAGTAGAGGCGGCTGTTGAGGCTGGAGAAAAACAGAAAGAAGCAGCAGAAAAGGCCGCTGGAGCTGCCCGTACTAAGCTT